GCTACTAACTTTTCTCCTACTTCAAGAGAGTTCTGTTCCTCTGCGGAAAGAACTTCCGTTTCAGGAGTATTATCATAAGAAAATGTTTCTGCCATTATTCAGGTTGTGGTGGTTGTTGTTCTCCTTGTGACATCATGCCTTGTAAGTTTTCTGAGTCAGCTAACTTTGAGTTAGCAAACTGACCAGCTTGTTGTAGAAGCACTGCTTGTTGTTGCTTCTGTTCCATCTCTTCCTTCTCACCTTGTAGCTGTTCAGGAGTCTTAACTAGATTTAATACATCTATACCTTGAGCCGCAGCTAATCTCTTAATTGCTTCTAAAGGATTTATAAAATTCATTGCAGCTTCTGGTCCTACAGTTTGTGCAATTGTTTGCATAAACATAGTTAAAGCTTCTCTGTCTTGACCTCTTCCTAAAGCATTTACACCAGCAACTATGGTTGGTCTAATAATATCTTTAGGTAACTTAGGTATTTCATTTGTTCTTTGTAGAACTAATAGTGTTCTATCTAAATATGGTATGAGGAAAGATGTAGTTAACAAACTAAAGATTCCTCCAAGTTGTTGCTCAAGTTCTAGCTGAGTAAGTCTTACTTCTTCTGCTGTCACTCTCTCTGCATTTCTAACATTCATCACTAAGAAAGCTTCAAGTAATCTTCTTTCTATAGTTTGTGACATTTGAGCTGCTGTAGAAAAATCTGCTGTTTTTCCTACCTGAACTACTTGGACATCTTCTGCCCTACCTTGCACGATGGCTCCATTTCCAGCCTTTGCAATAGTGGCTGGCTTTGTGGTTGAAGATGGACTGACCAGAAAGATTACTTTCGAGGCTGCCGCAGCTCCTTCCACTAGAGCTTGTGATAATCCTTCAAGAGATTTCAAGTCCCCAAGGAACTCTTCAACTCTGCCACGACCGTACTGTTCTCCATCTACCGAATTAAAGGTTAGAACTAGCCAAGGGCTTGCGTTCTTAGGAGCTGTACTACGTGACCCGGGAATTATCATGTCATCTACTTCTTGGTACCATACCCATCTGCCGTCTTGTAGTTTCACGCACGTGTAAACTTCGACATCATCAGTATGACTACCTTTTGTTTCGTCGATACCCGTGTTGGGTTGTTTGACCGGAAGGTCATAACCGAGTACGTCTCGACTTATCAATTCCTTTGTAACTATTTCTAGGACGTTACCATTTCCATCTCTATTAACGACATACCTGTTAAGCGGATAGTTTTTTATACCATCTTTACCCATAAATAACAATGCGTTACCACCAACAATTAAATGTTTAAGTGCTTGGTGTATAACAACTCTGTCATTTGATGCAGCAATATAGTCCATGACCATTCGCTCCATCTTTGATAAAGATAGCTCCATCTCTGACATTGCTTCTGGAGGTAAATCTTCACCTAATAACTTACTTTCTCTTGGTTGTAGTTTAAAGAAGGAAGATTGTGGTGGAAGAATTGCAAGCATTAGTTTTGCTGCAAGTCCTACCACACACTTACTTCCTACTGATTGCCACGGAATATTTAAAGTTTCGTGTGTAGGTCTTGAAGATGTATCGTCTTGAATTAAATAAGGTAACGTGAGTTTTGAACATTCAACGGCTTTGTCTAGGAATTGTCTTCGATCTGTTACCAGTTGATTGTATCTCTCACGGGCTGTCATTATGGGTTAAGTCCCCCACCGCCAGCAGTTCCAGTGTTACCTGTATTTACTTTAGGATTTAATTTAATCCTTAGTGATCCTGTACCTTTTGAGTACTGGTTTTTATTCTTGTTACCACGATCATCCTTAGCTCTCTTTACCTGTGGGTTCACATCCTTGATTATTGGATCAGGAGGTGGCGCGGTTGGCGCAGGAGGTAATGGGGGTGGTGGAGCAGGAGGTAATGGTGGTGGTGCGGAAGGTCCGCCGCCGCCCATACACATTAGATTTCGTCCTCTTCTATTGATTTAATAAATTCAATTACGCTGGCTTGTCCAGCCCTATACATAATTGATTCGATTGGTTCTTTTGGGTGAATTGGTTTCCACCCGAAGTTCTGTTCTAACTTCTTTAATAACTCATCAAGCCTATCGTTGTGAAGCTTAAGAGTATTGAGGGAGATTGACATTCGAGTGTTCAAAAAATGCAGGCATTCTAGCTGCCTTGGTCTGAGAAAATTCTGGTGCTTTGCCTTCGTACATAAGTCTGTCGCTTGCATCGAGCCAAAATTTTTTGTCCAAATATCTATCGGAACTTTGTTTTAAAGGTTGCATTACCCAATTAATAGTTGCCTTCCTTAGTTTGTCTAAGGACTGACTAGGTTTGAGTCCTAGCTCTGCACATACAAGAGAGTTAGCAGCGACATGCACTTGCTCATCTCTAGATATATCTGCTGATACTGTTCTCAATCCTGCGTCACCACAGAACCTAAAGAATGGTAGTAGTACAAAAAAGATTGCTCTCTCAGCTACTAATGCTTTAAGTATTGTGTGGTCTGGATGTTCTTCCCACGCTGCACGTAAGCGCAATGCTTCGGCTTCGGCTTTTTCATCTACGCCTAGTGCGTTGGTGATGTAGCCAAGAGCAAGATCATGTTTAATCTCGTCTTTTACATTTGACTCTAGAAGTGCTCTAGCAGAGTCGGGAACATTTTTATCAAGTGCTTCTGTAATAAAGCTGCCGACTGGTAGCTCCATATGGCGTATTGCAAGGCAACGGTAGATGGTTTCTTCTGCACCTTCTTTTAATTTTCCTTTAGATGTTTGTACTGGTGTCCAAGATCTTTTCCGGGACAGTAGTTTTAAATAGGGATTCATTGTTGACAGTCACAAGCTATTTCATCTGGTTTATTACTCATAATGTCTGCTAAGTATGCGTCAACATCAGTCTGATCAAGTGCTGCGTAAGCATCTGTCTTATCCTGTGTATCATTCATTACTTGCAGGGCATAATATAAAGAAGTTTGTGGTGAGTTTAACCACTCTTCTATAAATGCCTCATCGTAAGTCACCATGTCACTCCAACTGTTGAAGCTATAGCCATGAAGCAATCCTGTTTTATCTAGCATGATCATTATCTGATCTGCTACCTTTTTATAACTCTCCCATCCGACCTCAGATGCGATCTCTACATTTCCATAATTCACTTGCTCGACACCAAATTCACCTGAGTCTCTATCAACTATTCTGCTGATAGGTGGTGCTATTTCTGGTGTAGCAGTAAAGCCATTAAGATCTCTACTTCTATAAGAACAACTAGCGGTTGGAGCAATAGCAAATGCTCTTTCCATGTGGTTCTCTCGAGCTATGTTAGCTGCATTTTCTATGCCCAGAAATAGTTCGCGAGCAGCTAATCCTGCGTAACCATCGTAGCTCCCACCATTATTAATGGCTTCGAGAGCTTCGCCAAACTGGGCATATGTAATGTTGTTGTTGGCTAAGAAATTAGCTAAGCCAAGCATTCCTAGTCCTACTTGTCTGTCGTGTTTTGGTTTTAGATACTCTCCAGATTCACCAACACCTGTCTTGCCATGGAGATCGCACAGCTCCGACATACCTTTAGCGAAAGCTGGTCGTATGTCGCCGATACGACAGGCTGACAAATTGATATGTTGTAAGAGGCACGTTCCACGTGAGGGCAAATAAACCTCCAAGCAGACATTACTTCGGATCCTTTTTCCTTTTCTGTCATATTTTATTTTGTTGAGCCAAATGTCCCCTGCTGCAATTCCTCTAAGTATTCCTTCCTTTGTTTCAGGGTTTGCATCACGCCAGAGGTCTGGGGTGAGGTCAACACATCGTTTGACCCATGGGAGCTCGTGTCTTTCCGCGAACACGAACTCAAGAATGTCGGGGTGATTAATATCAAGGTGCAAAACGCAAGCACCGTTCCTAAATGTACCCCCTCTCCTAAGTATTTCATTTAATGTTGAGTAGATTTTTCCGAATGAGACTGGTCCACTTGCAACAAGTGAATCAGGTCCTTTATTTGTTGTTGTTCCTCTGGGTCTAAGTTCCGACAGGTGGACCGCAACTCCTGCTCCAAATCGCAGAGCATGCGACACAAATCTCCAGCTTGCTTCGATTCCATCAGGTCCTTCCATTGAATCCTGCACGTTAAAAATTGTGCAGCTTACGGGTAGACGATCTTGTGGATTATCAATCCATGCTTGGACTCGACCAGTCCTAGCTATCCAGTTGGGTTCTATTTTCGATTTCATTGAGTAAATAATGGGCAGCTTTTTTTAAATCTTTTAAGTCGTTGTCCTTATATCCAGCACGACATATATATTTGATTACGTTTCCAAGGTGATAGTTCAGGGATTGATCTCTGATAAAATCCCATACTTCTATGTTCCCTCTCTGGTAGTAGTCAGGACCTTCGTTTTTTTGCTTCATGTAAGAGTGGTGCAATTAAATTATTTAGTTTGAAAACCTGTTCTTGTAGCCGCATGTATAGCTCCATCATTGTTTCCTTATCTATTTCATACAGTGCTAACTGGATCTCTCTCATCTCTAAGTCCTGATGGAGGGTCAATTTTGTACTGTCCCAAGGGGCTCCAGAGGATCGGTTCTCTTTTGTCATGGTCGTAGTCGGTAGTCGTTAAAATTCTTGCAAGCCTTGCGTTAACAAGAGCATCTTCTTCAGTCATTTCCTTTTCTAAAAAGGTTTCAACAACTGCTTTCCATGTGTATCCTTTTTCATTAAAGATTTTCTCTGCTTTCTTTACACCTATTCCTGGGACACCTGAATAACCATCAGTATTATCACCAGCCATAGTCTGTATTAAATGCCATCTAGCTCCTTCTTCTGGAGTGATTTCTACAGTTTCTTTAAAGTCGTAAAGCTTTCCGGGGATCTGTCTCATGTCCTTGTCAGGAGAGACAATAATATTTCCCGGATACTTAGTTGCATAGATACCTAGTGCATCATCTGCTTCAAGTGTGTCCTTGAGAATAACTTTATAATTTTTCTTTAATTCCTGTATGACACGTTTAAATCCACAGGGCTTTTTTCGTTGTCGATGACCCTTGTATTCGGGCAGAATTTTTTTCCTAAAATTTTGAGGACTTGTAAAAAACAAGATCATTTCATCGTCAAACGAACCTAATTCGTTTTGGATTCGATCTAAATCTCTTTGGACACATTTCATTGCATCTGAGAAGTTAGATGTGACAACTATAACGTCATCTCCAAAATCCATTTCTGTTTCTGCTGCTGCACAGCATTTATAGACTATATAGTCGCAATCAATTAATAATTTCATATTTAATGTACGTCAGCCCATGTCAATCCTTCTTTTGCTTCTGCTGCAATGGGACAACGTAATTGGTAATATTCTCCAGCTAATATTGCTGAATCTTCTAATATGCTTTTTACTCCAAAAGCTTCATATGGTTTACATTCGTATTGCAATTCGTCGTGAACGAAAGCTAATTGATGTGTGTGAAACTTTCTTAGTCCAGCATTTGCTATAACCATCCAACGCTTTGCGACAATTCCTGCCGAGCACTGAAGTAAGTAATTTAACGCTTTGTGTGGGCTATCGACCAACACCCTTCGTCCGTCCAATGCCAAGAGGTAACCGTTAGCAGCCTTATTTGAAACCGCTCCCAGTAAGTCACTGAGTCCTTCGATAGCAGATACGAAAGCCTTTCGGATCTCGGATCCTTTTTTTCTGGCTTCCTTGGGTTGTAAAGAGTTATCATAACTCATACCTATTTTTTCGTTTCCAGCCCCATACAAGAATGCGTATGTCACAGTCTTGACTTGGCGTCTGGTGATTCCTATTTTGTCTGCATTTACTTGATGTATATCATCGTTTAGTAAGATATCGGCGTATCGACCTCCGTCATATCTGCCAAGATAGTGAGCAAGCATCCTCAATTCGATTCCGCTTAAATCTGCACCTACCATTGTCATTCTTGGACTAGCAGTAAATAGTTCTCTAAATTCTTTATCAGCAGGACATTGAGCAAGGTTCGGTTTACGATGAGCACATCTAAATGTGTTCGTACTAACCGAGCAATGGTGGTGAATCCTACCTTTATTCGTAACAAGCCTGTTCCATGCGTTCACGCCTTCGGATATCATTCCAAGCTTTTTCTTTATCGTCAAACATTTCGCACATTGATTCGAGAAGGGAATATTTATCTCCGTCAATGTAATCTCGTCGATAATTGGTTTCCCAGTCGTGGTGGTCTTGTTCAATTTGACTTTGAAATGAGTCTTCAGAATCCATGCTATGTGGTCTCGTGATGTTGGGTTAAACTCCTTTATTCGTTGTATTTCACATCCTTCTCTGTATCCTTGTGTTGCGTTATCTCGTTTAGGAGTGAACAACGATCCTGCAACGAAAGGGAATTGTCCTCGAAGTATGTCAATAGTTTCTTCCATCTCTCGTCGGAGAGATGACTCAAGTTGCTGAGCTTTTTGTTCGTCAAATGTCCATCCATGTATTTCTTGTTCAGTTAAGATCTCAGCTACGCGATGCTCTAGCAAACACGCGTCATTAAGGGGCGGAAGTGTTCGCATAATTTAGTTGTAACTTTTACGTCTTGGACCATATAGTCCTGCATTTCTTGACTCCACTCTTGCCAATCTGTAGTTTTGCCAAAGTCTCCTTTGTACTCGCCTAA